CGACCTCACCGTTCGCATTTCAGCAAGGAGAAACTGACCAATGGCAACGACCACCGTCCTGTCAAACCCCTACGTCGAAATCGACGGCACCGACTTCACCGATCAGGCCACCAGCGCCACCGTCACCAGCACCATCGAGGCGCTTGAAGACACGGCGTTCGGATCGGCCGCACGCACCTACACAGCAGGCTTGCAGGCCAACGAGATCACCATCACGCTGATGCTGTCGTATGGCGCCGCCGAAGTTGAGGCAACGCTCGAAGGCTTGATCGGCACCAAGTTCGACACCGTTGTTGGCGCAACCGGCTCCAGCCCTGCCGCCGACAACCCGGTGTACACCCTCACGAACGGCTTCCTTTCGTCGTTCACGCCGATCAACGGCTCCGTCGGCGCGTTGCAGACCGTTGACATCACCATCCAAGGCGGCGCACTTACTCGCGCTGTCGTCTGACATAACTGGAACTGAGACACCATGAAACTGAGCATCCGCGTCGACCTCGGTGATGGCCCATACACCGTCACCACAAACCTGTTCACGATCGTCGCATGGGAACGCAAATACAAGTCGAAGTCGTCCGACCTTGCGAAAGGCATCGGGATGGAAGACCTGGCGTTCTTGGCGTACGAAGCATCGAAACAGAACGGCATCGTTGTGCCAGCCGTGTTTGATGACTTCGTGAAGAAGGTGCAAGATCTCGGCGTGGAGGACGCCGATCAGGCGCGCCCTACCGAAGAGGCACCGTCAGACGACAACTAGCCGAACTGCTGGTTGTCGTCGGCTGGTGGCCTCCGAACATCGAGTTCGACCTACAGGACATTGCTACTGTGGTCGACGTACTGAAGGAGAAGAACCGTGGCAGATAGCCCCATCACACTAGAAACGCTGGCAAGCGTTCGTGTGTACGGCGTGCCACAAATGTTGAAGCAACTGCAACTGATCGACCCTGCTTTGAAACGTGCAACGGTCGCCAAGATGAAACTGGCGGCCAAGCCAATGGTGGAAGAGGCCCGATCGCTGGTGCCGAACGCTACGCCGCTCAGTAACTGGGTGAACTGGAAAGGCGGGTACGACCCGAAGGCGATTCGCCGTTCAATCAAGGTGTCTTACAAGGGACCAACGAAACGTGACAAGGATCGCGAGACTTTCCCGCTGTTGAAACTTGTCAATGCGAACGCAGGCGGCGCAATCGTTGACATTGCTGGCCGTGCAAATGGCAAAGGCAGAGGGTCTAAGGGCGGCGTGCAAGGTCAAGCCATGATTAGAAAGATCAACCGTGAGGTCGGCCGTGACGCCAGCCGCATCGCATGGCTGGCCGCCGAACGTCAGATGCCCGAAGTCCAAGCGCGCGTCAATGACGCAATCAAAGACATGGAGCAGGCCATCCAAGCCCGCGTCAACCGTGACCAAGGAGGCAACTGATGGCGATTACCGTCCCCATCGTTTCAGAGTGGCAACCGAAAGGTGTCAACAAAGCGGTTGCTGACTTTCAGAAACTTGAGGGCGCAGGCAAGAAACTCGGCTTCGCTTTAGAAAAAGCGTTCGTCCCTGCCACAGCCGCGCTCGGCGCTCTAGCCGCTGGCGCTGTGTTCTCCGCAAAGGCGGCCGCCGACGATCAGCGTGCACAGGCAGAACTAGAACGTCAGATCAAAGCGTCCACCACAGCCACCGAAGAACAGACAGCCGCCACGCTTGACTTCATTCGTGCACAAGAACTCGCGTCAGCGATCTCGTCGGATGAACTGCGGCCTGCGCTAAGCATCCTCGTCAGACACACCAACGATCTTGGCAAAGCCCAAGAACTTCTAGCCCTTGCCATGGATGTCAGCGTTGGCACCGGGCGAGATGTGTTCGATGTTGCTGAACGCATGGCCGAAGGTTTCACCGGCGTACTGACACCGCTTGAAGAACTCGACTACGGCCTTGTTCAAAGCATTGAGAACGGCGCATCGTTCGACGACATAATGAACGATTTGGCCGATACGTTCGGCGGTGCTGTAGCAAACGACGCACAGACAGCGGCCGGGCAGTTCGCACGGATGCAAGTGCAACTCGGGCAGACGGTCGAAGAAATCGGCTACGCCCTACTGCCGATCATCGAGAAACTGTTGCCATACCTAGAGTCAATGGCGACATGGGTCGGCGAGAACACCGACCTCATCATTGGCATCGGCACAGCCGTCGGGTTGTTCGCCTCGGCCATCGTCGCCGCCAACATCGCCATGAAAGCGTGGACGGTCATCAGCGGCATTACGGCCGTGATGAATCGCGTTCTAACGAAAGAGTTCACTGCGTTGTGGGTCGCCACAGGCATCGGCATCATCCTCGCAATCATTGCCGTGGTCGTCACACTTCAAATGAAGTTCGACATCCTCGGCAAAGCGGTCGACGGCCTCACATGGCTGTTCGACTACCTGTGGGACAAAGCCAAGATCGTGCTGGCCGGGATCGTCGACGGCATCAACATAATGATCGAGGCATGGAACAAACTGCCGCTGGTGCCCGACATTCCTTTGATTGAAGCCGGGTTCTTGAAGATCGAAAAGGCCGCCGAAAGCGTCGGCACCACGATCGAAGCACAGGTCGAACCGTTCCAACTGTTCACCGACAGCGTTGCCGAATCAACGATCGAAGCAGAGATTTCGGCCGCCATGCTTGAACAGGCGCTGATCCCAGCCGTCGAGAAGGTCGGCGTGTCATTCGACACCGCCAAATGGGAACTGATGGCGTTCTACGATCAGATCGACCGCGAAGATGCGTTCGCTAAGTTTCAAGAAGAACTCGCTGAGGTAAGCGAAGAACTGACCGGGCTGGAACCCGGTAGCGCCGAGTTCGAACAGAACATGCGCGACGCCTACAACGCTGTTCGCGCCCTGTCAAACGAACTGGGCTACATACCGGCCGAACTTGAGAAGACGTTGCTGTATCGCATTGAGATTGGCGACATCGCCGGTGCTGAACGCCTCGCCGGGTTGATCTCAGCAGGTGACACCTACCGCGCGACAGCAAGCGACGAACTCAGATTCTTGGGCGGCCTGTCACAGTCGCCATCAGGCATCGTGAACAACGTCACGGTGAACGCCGGTATGGGCACCGACGGCGCTTCAGTTGGCCGCCAAATCGTCGAAGCGTTGAACACCTACGGCGCGTCAGGTGGCGCCCAAATATCGTCGGCGTTGGTCCGGTAATGGCAACCCTGTTCGACAACGTTGACATCACAGTCGAGTGTGCTTTCGGTGATACACCGCTGGACACGACACCGACATGGACAGACATCACCGCCGATGTGATCCGTGTCAACATTTCGCGCGGCCGCACCTCAGAGTTTTCCAACTACTCGCCCGGTGTTGCAACAATTACGCTGGACAACAGCGACCGCAGTTATGACCCTGAGTACACCTCGGGGCCGTACTACGGCGATCTGAACCCGATGGTTCAGTTGAGAGTTACGGCCCAGTACAGCACCGGCACCGTGCACTCGATCTATCGAGGATTCGTGCAAGGCTGGCCGACGGCGTACAACATGAGCGGTACACAAGCAACGACCGCCGTCGTCTGCATCGACGCCAACCGAATTCTGGCGAATCTGATTCTGCCACAATCAGCCATTTCGGAAGCAACTGGCACGCTGTCTCCGTACCGCTACTGGCCGATGCAAACATTGTCAGCAATCGAATCGCGTGTCGTCACACCCGACTATTTGAACCGTGGCAACCTAACCACCGGCGTCGGGTTCACCGACCGATCTGTTGTCGTGCTTCAATATCCCTCAGGTGCATCGTCGTACAGCACCACGACCGCGGTTTACAGTTATCAGCCGACGGACACACCGTCGATTGTCGCAGGCAGTTTCTGGTTCGACAGCGAACTCCAAATCGCTGGAAACAACAGAGTCGGAATGTTGTTCGGCGAAACAAGCCAAATCGGTATCAGAATCTTCATCGACTGGGACAGCAGTTCAGCAGTCTGGCAAATAGACACATTGCAGTTTGACTCCACCCGAGCAAGTCTCTACGGCCAAGATTATGTGACCGTCACAACCTTGTCACCCGTTGACGGCCCAAACTTCTGCGCTTGGACGATCGACGGCACCGATCTCGTCATCTATCTCAACGCAGTCGAAGTCCGACGACTGTCGCTATCAACAACCGGTAGCCCTTCTGCGTTTGCTGGCGGCCTGCAAGTTGAGAAGGGTTTGAGCAACAGAGGTAACGCCACCTCTCACGTTGCCATTTACACATCACCGTTATCAGTTGCAGACATCCAGTCAATGTATAACGCCGGGTTGGGCTATTCGCCAGAACTATCGTCGGCACGCCTCGACCGTGTTCTAACTGAAGCAGGTTGGCCTGCCACATGGCGCGACATTGAAACAGGCGACCAAACAGTCGGACCGTACACACCGGCAGAAGAAGCCGCGATCTATTACAACGTCCAGATCGACTCGGCCGAACAAGGCTCCCTGTTCGTGAACCGGGAAGGCGACGTAGAGTTTCGATCACGCACCACAGCGAACACAGCAAACATCGTTGCTCTGTTCGACGACGCCGACATCGACCTGCCATACAACGGCATCCAAGTCGACGCCCACACGATCGACGCGATCCGTAACAACGTGATCGTCGCCTACGCCGACGGCACCACCACATCAACCGACGCCACCTCAGTCACAAACTACGGTCTCGCGACACAGAATCTGAACGCCCAACTGATCGACGACGCTGACGACGCCAAGTCGATCGGCGACAACTTCCTCGCACGCACCAAAGACCCTCGGACACGCATCACACAACTCGACGCCAACTTGCGGACCGACCCGGCCACGATGGTCAACGTGATCGCGCCGTTGGACTTGTCTGACGATGTGTCCGTGTCGATCCAGCCGCCCGGTGGCGGCGACGAACTGTGGCGTGCCGTTCGTGTGCAAGGCATCGCCCATTCGATCGGCCCGAAGTCGTGGGATGTGTCGCTGTATTTGGCGCCGGGGCCGATCAACACGAACGGCCCGCTGTTGGTATTGAACGACGGCAACTATGGCAAACTGGATTCAGGCAACAAGTTAGGATGACCGTATGACTGCTCTCGGCGCTTTCTCACCGGGCGATGTGCTGACCGCCGCCGACCTCAACGCGATCGGTGACTGGCAAACGTTCACACCGGTGTTCAACAATGTGTCACCAACACCGACAACTGTTGGTCGTTATGCGGTAATAAACGATCTCGTCTTCTATTACGCAACGCTACAGAATACAGCGCCAACAGGTCACCTCACAATGAATGTTCCTTACGGAACCGCCAATGCAAGCACTATTTATGCGCCTCAACATACGGGGTGGGTACTTCCGACAGGTGGCACTATTTACCATGCTCAAGGTTTCGCCCAAACTAACCAGATCTATTGGTACGCCTATATAACAGTCGCTACTTACTCAAGTATTGCAGCCGTAAATGCCACGATTCCCGACACATGGACATCCTCGGGCGATGGCTATTTTCAAGGATGGTATGCACTCGCATGATGATCGACCTATCACTCGGCCCACTTGACCCAGCAGAACCGACTGACGCGTATTGGTTGGAAATGATGCGGAACCATCGGCAACGCCTGCTCACAATGTCCGACTGGACACAGATGCCCGACTCACCGTTGACCGCTGAACAGCGGCAGGCGTGGGCTACTTACCGTCAGGCTCTCAGGGATTTCCCCGCCACATGGACACCCGGCCCGACCGCAGAGTTCCCGGAGCCGCCAAATGCGTAACGCGTTCCTACTTCTCGGACTGAGCGCCCTATGCGCCGTCCTTCTCTTTATCGCATCGGAGTAACCATGCCGAACATCACTCAAATCATCAGCCGCTTGATCGCCGTGTTCATCGCCTCCGCGATCCCGAACGTCGGCGTCGGCGCCATGCTCGACGTAGACGCCGGGAAAGCAATGGTCATGTCAGGCGCCATCGCCGTCCTCGGCGTCGTCCAACAGTTGGCCGTCGCAATGCGCGACAAAGGCACGATCACGCACGAAGACCTCGACAACGCCGTACACAGCACAGGAGACTGACAATGCCGTACACAAACTGGCATGACGGCCGCAAACCCGGCGCCCCATACAACCGCTGTTCACCGAACCTGCAACAAATCCTCGCCTACTGCGAGAACCGTTGGGGACTCACCAACCTCGGCTGTTACGGCGTCCGCGTGATCCGTGGCGGCACCAAATGGTCAGCCCACGCTTTCGGCGCCGCACAGGACATGAGTTACCGTGGCGGCCCCGATCGCACAGTTGTCGAGAACGACATCATCCCATTCTTGGAAGCGAACGCTGACGCGCTCGGCATACAACGCATCCACGACTACTGGGCACGCCGCTACTGGCAGTCAGGTCGCGGCTGGATCAACCGGCCACCCGGCGGCAAGAACGACCACCTCCACATCGAAACCACGGCTGAAGCATGGGCCGACGATCGCACCGTCGAGGCACGCATTGGCACCGCTGGCGACATTCCAAGCGCCCCGAAGCCGAAGCCGTCAGGCTGGCAGACTGTGAAACTTGGTGACAGCGGCGACAACGTGAAGAAGGTGCAACAGGCGCTCGCCGACAAGGGCTATAAGAACTCGTCGGGTCGCAAACCGATCGTCGTCGATGGCGATTTCGGTGCCAACACCGACAAGCGTGTACGCCAGTTCCAGAAAGACGCCGGGCTAGTTTCCGACGGCATCGCAGGGCCGATCACCGCAGGCGCTTTAGGTATTGCTTGACAGAGCCTGCCGATAATCGGCATACTGCCATCACCCGACAACCTTGGAGGTGGCAGATGAAGGCTCTGCTTTGGATCACACTCACAGCGTTACCTATCTACGGCGCCAGCAAACTGCCGCCAGAACCTGTCGTCGTTGAACAACTTGAAACGATGCAGGCCGAATGGGTCGCCGAACTACATTCAACAACAGCGCCATCGGTTGCCTCCACGGCGCCGGTAAGGACCACGACGACGCATGGCAGAGTCATCATGGTCACGGCCACCACCACCACATTGCCCGGAGTCGATGCCGCGCTGTGTGGTGAGTGGTGGCCGACCGCCGTGTCAATGGGCTGGCCGATTGAGACCCTGCCCACACTCGACCGGGTGATGTACAACGAATCACGCTGTCAGTCTGACGCCGTGTCACCGACCAACGATTACGGCCTCGTCCAAGTCAACTGGGCAACATGGCGGCACATGGTCACCGACCTCGGCTACACACGCAACAGCCTGCTGAACCCGGCGATCAACCTGCTGATCGGCCGACTGATCTACCAAGAAGCAATCAACGCCGGGTATCGGTGCCCTTGGTCACCGTGGTTCATGTCCGGTAACTACTGCTGAGGAGGCACAGCAATGAACACCGACGACCAGCCGTGGCGCTATCACCGTCACGGCGACCCTGACACATCCCGACGCGCCGCCGAGCGTGTCACCACGAAGATCACCGACCGACACTTGCACGCCCTCGGCGCCCTGTTGGATCTCGACAAAGCGACCGACGACATGGTGGCGGACCGGCTTGTCCGTGACGGTGTGGTGCAACGCCACGAACAAGGCCGCCGCCTTATGCGAACCCTGCGAGACCGCTACGATTACATCGCCCCGGTGATCGTCGACGGCCAACAGGCCATCATGGTCAACGACTCGGGTCGCGAAGCGCTGGTGTGGACCCTTTCAATGCACGGCGTCCAAATCGCTGTCGATCCGTCAGCCAGGTCGATCCGATGAGCGGCTTCAAACTCGACGGCTACGTCACCGTGAACGAACGGCTTCGCATGGCGTTGGAACGTTGGCCCGAGTTGCGTGTCGTAGAAGCCACACCGAAGATTGTCCCAGTCGGCGACGCCACATTTATCGAGGTGACGATCACCGTGTTCCGGGACCCCGACGACCGCCTGCCGTGCACAGCCTCGGCGTGGGAACCGATTCCCGGCAAGACGCCTTACACCCGCGACAGCGAAATGATGAACGCCAGCACATCGGCGCTAGGCCGGGCGCTCGGCTTGATGGGCGTGGGCACAGCCGCCAGCATTTCCACCGCTGACGAAGTGATCGCACGCGACTACGACCGGGCCGCCAAGACACACGGCACACCGGAACGCAGGAAGGCTGGAGAGGCCGCTAGAAGGCCGCCAGAGCCACCAAGAGATGAACCGGCGGCAAATACCGGTGGGAAACGTCAGCGGCCCACAGACAAGATGGCAAACTTCCTTCGTGTCTTAGAAGGCAAGACATCACAGCAAGCAGATCCTGAGGCATTTGAGGACTTTGACCTATGCCGTTCAGAGATCGACCGCCTACAGGCCTACAGCGCATGACGACGCGCCAAGTCATCCCAGAGAACATCAGCGAAGCCGCCTTCCAGTCCTACGTCGTGGAGGCCGCCGCATGGCACGGCTGGAAGACATTCCACCCGCGCACCGTACGCACCTTCAAAGGGAACCACCTGACCGCTTACCAAGGCGACGCAGGCTTCCCCGATTTGGTACTAGCCCACGACAAGCGTGGCGTGATCTTCGCCGAGTTGAAGACACAGAAAGGCCGGGTATCGGCAGGCCAGCAACTGTGGCGGCTCGCTCTTGAGGCCGGTGGCGCCGAGTACTACCTGTGGCGGCCTTCCGACTGGTGGGACATCGAGAAGCGCCTGAGGTCGACACCATGACCTTCCAACGATGCGTCAGATGCCAACGCAAGTACAACCAAACCGGCTACGACCCGGCGCACAAGTTCCTGTGTCGCACCTGCGCCAGAGTCCGACGGATACAAGACGAACAGAAAGAAGGCAACCGATGACCAGCCCTGACTTCAACATCCTCACAGCGATGCAAACGATCGCGAAGTTGCAAGACGAGATAGAGCAGTACAAGAGCCAGATCGACGAGTACAAAGTGCGCGTCCTCGACCTCAACGAACGGCTACTGGAAGCCAATCAGGACATCAACGACCTGACATGGCGGCTGGAGCGTCTGCGCCCATGATTATCAGAACACCTAGGCCGCACCGCTACGCGATCATCCCGAACGACGCCGTACAGAACCACGCCCTGTCGTTTAAGGCCAGAGGCATCCTCGCCTACCTACTCAGCCAGCCTGACCATTGGACGATCTCCAGCAACGCCTTAGCGAACATGGCGGCCCAAGACGGCAGAGAAGCCATCCGAACCGGTTTAGTCGAACTGGAGAACGCCGGTTATCTAGTACGGCGCCGAGTGCAAGACCCGACCACAGGTCGATGGGGCTGGCATCAAGTTCTGTACGACCAGCCTGTGCACAAGCGTGTGGACAACGATGGGGACAACGAACGCGCCGAAGTCCGATTACCCGACGTCGGGAAACTGAACGTCTATGAAAGTACTGAACAGAAAGTACTGAGTGAAAGAAATCTGAGAGATAGTTACGCGAGCGAAGTACCAGCCCTGTGCAAAGTCTGCAACGGCGGCGGCTACCACATCTGGGAAGACGGCGTAGAACAATGCCCGGCCTGCAACGGTGACGGCATACACAGGCGGCGCTAATGGCAAACGGATCCCAACGCATCTACAACACCAAACGCTGGAAAGAACTGCGCCTACGAGTACTCGCCGAAGAAGCCAACACCTGCCATTGGTGTGGCGGCAAAGCAACACAAGTCGACCACCTCATCGAACTCGACCGAGGCGGCGACCCCTACGAACGAACAAACCTTGTGGCCTCCTGTCAACGATGCAACAGCCGCCGAGGCTCCCAGTACCAAGCCAAACGCAACGCCGCTCGCCAACAGGCACGCAAGGCTGGTACAGAGCCACTTAGCGGCGCCAGCGTTTTTGGATCGGAGTCGACCCCTAC